CAACTATGGAACGGTGTTTCACCTAGCATGTGGGACAGCGAAGAATGGTATGACTTCTGTGAGCAAAAACTAGGTCGTGATACACTTGAGAAGTATCATCCCGACTCTGTAAAATCAAACTCATTGGAAGGATTCTTTTAATGTGTTCTATTATTGGTGCGATCATCCGTAACCCTACGAGTGATCACTTTGATATGATACGACGTGTATTCCATGAGTCAAAGATTCGTGGAATGCATGCTACAGGAATGTCTATATTATTTGATAATAAAATTATGACGTTCAAAGAACCTGTCTCTGCAGACAAGTTTGTTCATTTAGATTCTTTGGAGGAAATGGTAAATCATGACGGTACTTTATATCTTATTGGTCATTGTCGTTACAGCACTAGCGATCTGGAATATAATCAACCCCTAGCAAACGAGGAATGTTCTATCGTACACAACGGTGTTGTTACACAAGAACTACCTGAGAACTGGAAGACTTTGTTTCCTGAATATGTTTGTGAAACTAAAAATGATAGTGAATTGATTTTACACTCACCTTCACCATTAGAAGAATTCCCTGATTCTTCTATTGCTGCATGTGAGTTATGGGCTGATAAAAAACTAATTACATATCGTAATGGTAAGCGTCCATTATATTTGACTTCTATGCTAGATGGATGTATAATTACTTCTACAACTAATATTGCAAGACGAGCAGGAGTCGATGGTGTTACTATGGAAGTTCCCATGAACACTTATATGACTATTGATTCTAGTCTTACATTCGATATGCAAATAGTAAAGACAAATAAACGAGACTTACAAAGGGTTGATTATGAATTATCCGTCTAACAAATACACATGGGGCTATGAGATTGAATGGGGTGATGTAGATCGTAGACTAGTCGTTCCCGAACATCTTGGTAAGTGGGAATTCGCTGAAACTGATATTGTAAACATTCATGAACCTTTTAAATATATCGCTTGTGATCCTCTTGGTACTGATCCATACATGGGTGGTGAGATTAACACTAAGCCAACTAATACTTGGCAAGAACAAGTGGATCGAGTCATGGAGATACATAGCTTCTTTGCTGATGCTGGCAATAAGCCTTCTGCTTCTTGTGTAAACCATGGTCACCTTCATGTGTTTGTTCCTGGTCTTAAAGATGATGTAGCTACACTTAAGAAGTTAGTCTCTTATATCAAAGCCAATCAAACAGATACTATTGAAGCATGCTATGGTTTCTACGAAGCATCTCAAATGAAATCATGCAAGGGTGCTAAGATGTATCTCAAGTATGACGGCGGACGAGAAATGCCAGAATATATGTGTGACAATATCGTCAATCTGGCAACAGACTTTGAACACTTTATCAAGTTGCATGCTGCTGGCAAAGATGGTGTATCAATGGGTCGTCCATTCCGATACGCCATCAATACATACTGCATGAAGCATACTGGTACTATCGAGTTCCGTTGTTTCCGCTCAACAACTAAGCGTGACGAGATGGAAGCCCAGTTCCGTTTTGCCGAGAAGTTTATTGAAGCTGCATTGAACGATGGACCAAGCGTCAAAGAAATCCTTGCTGCAGATAACTATAAGTTCCCTCCATTCGTATGGGATCTTAATGAGTATGTTGGTTGGGAAAAGACAAAGTGGGATAAAGAACGTGGTAACAAACAACGCGAATACCTTGCTGTTGCGTAAATGCACCCGAGACGAATTCGTAGCAGCAATCACTGATGATAAAGCTGACGGTTTCGCCAAGACATTCAGAGCCAAAGCAGATATGCAGGATCAATGGGATGAATGTCTTGGTGCCTTTAATGCTGACGGTGAGCTCATGGGTGCAATCATTACCACTCTTGGAAAGACTAATCCCCGTGTGGCAAACCTACAGCTGCTACATACTTTTGCTAAACATAGACGTAAGGGTATAGGAAAGCAATTGACCTTAGCTTCTTATAACGATGTCGTTTCCCGTGGATCAGTATACTTTAGAGTGTCTGCGGAGCCTGATGCTGTAGTGTTTTATGAGAGTATTGGGTTTAAGTTCTGGGGTTTACAAAAGTCTGGATGTAGTTTGAGTATGTTTAAAGTTGTTGGTAGTATCAATGAAGGACTTTACAACGATGCTGATCCAATCTTACAACGAGCATTATACAGTGGACGCAAGGGAAGTCTTGCATCGTCATATAAAGAAACACAGCCAGTTGACTTAGCATCTTTTATATAATTATGGATTACAGACTAAAAGAAAATCGTCGTGAAGCATTCATCCGCTGGTACGCATGGTCATTGAAGTATGATGACTGCGATCCAGCTGTATGGGCTACTAACTATCTCAACAAACGCTACGAGCACAACGATGAGCAACGACTCTGGCTTTGCTGGCTCTATGGAAATACATACCACTTACCAACTGCATGGGTTCTGATGAACGAGTTCCCTGACTTTGAGTTGGCAACAGTTGATCGTATGCAGCAGTGGAACACTACTAATTACAAGCGACTGCGATATCAAACAGATACAAAGTGGAACAAAGGTCACTTACCTACCATGTTTGCTTCATATCAGAAGTTTATTGGTGGCAAATCTCAACGTGAAGTTATGGAGGCTCATTATGGAGACAACGAGGAAAAGTCATTTGATAATTTGTGGGAAAGTGCTAAGACACAGCTGCATAAATTTGGTCGTTATTCTACTTGGTTTTATCTTCAGCATCTTAAGCATACCGCTGATGTTCGGATTAGCCCTACTAGTCTCATGCTTGACGATTATGATGGGTCTCGCTCTCACCGTAATGGGTTGCATCTTGCCCTCGGCGAAGATGACAAGTACGATCAGAAACTGGACAGAGCAGCTTATGTATCTCTTGAAAGTCAAGCCAGAGAAATCTTAGAAGAAACCATCAGAAGATTCCCTGAGTTAAAGAATCAAGTTGACTTCTTTACAATGGAAACCTGCCTGTGTTCTTTCAAGAAGATCTTTAGAGAAAAGCATGGTCGTTATCTTGGTTACTATCTTGATCGTCAAGCTGAAGAAGTTATGCAATGCGAGAAAGATGGTTGGTACGGTATCGATTGGGATGTTCTATGGCAAGCTAGAAACGAAACTATTGACCTTCGCTTAGACCATAAACGAGGAATCAATAAAGAAAAGTATCCTAACTTTATTAGATCAGGTAGAATAGAAAACTTAGACTGGTTCTTTGATGATGAAGAGCCTCAACATATTGGATTGGAGATGTTTGGATGAAAAAGATTATTGCTGTTGGTGGTCAACCAGGAACTGGTAAAACTACTCTTTTCCGTAAGTTTATCGATAACTACGATTGGAATAAGTGCGAGCCTAAGAAACTACTCAATGCTATGTATTGCGAAGAGATCGATACTTATGTCTTAGGTAAGTACGAGGACGGAGAAACCTTTGCTGGAACTGATCGCTTATCAATGGCAGTCCAACCAGCAGCGCAAGAGTTTGTAGCTGGTACTAAGTGCAATGTCCTATTCGAAGGCGATAGAATCTTCAATCAATCCTTTTTGGAGTTCTGCATGGCTCTGCCCAACAGAGACTTGCAAGTTGTATATCTAAAGGTTCCTGATACTATGCTTAAGGAACGATATGCCGAACGTGGCTCTGATCAGTCGGAGGTTTTCCTAAAAGGCAGGGCGACTAAATATAGTAATCTGCTTTCAAATTTTGAATTGATGTCCTATATTACTGAGTTTGCAAACACTAACTTAGAGGAGCAAGCGAAGGTTCTAGCGTTTCTGGATTCCCATCTAGCATAGCGTAAGAGTCTTCTGGAATACGATGAAATTCCTAGAAGAAGCTAATTTCAATTGGATGGATATGCTCAATTTTCATGAGCGTCCATTTAGGGCTAAATTCATCCCCGCAAAAGTTTGGAAAGATCTAGATCGTTATAAGAATGATGAACGGGGTCTTTCCAATTATTTTAAAAAGTGGCGAACTCGGCTAGAGTTTACGCCTGAGATATCTAAAGCCAAAATATACGAGAAGTATATTGCTGTTGGCGGAGAATACGACCCTGATGTGCGTCAATGTGTTCTACAGATTCGAACTATATACTACGATACATTCCCCTTTACTCCTCCTACATGGGACAGGTTTAAGTATAAACTTATACAGGTTCTTATGCATGAGATCATTCACTTTATGCAGTTTGATCGTCGTGGAGATGAGTGGAGTAACTACATAGTTCCATATAAAAAAATTGGTAAACAACAAGTAGATGATGAGCGACAATATCTATCTGGTTTTGATGAGATCCAAGCCTATGCTCATTGCGTATGGATAGATTATAGATCTTTTCGTCCAAAATTTTCCATAGAAGATCTGCTTGCTCGTTCAAACACAAGTCACGATTCCAGCACC